CCTTGGGCCACGGATGCGGACCAAAGTTGTACGACGGTGGCACGGGCGTCCCTCCTCCGGCTCCATAGCTGTTGAGGCGATCGACGGTCTGCTGTTTGTAGAGAGTGAGGCTGGCGAGGCTTTCTCCGACCGGAAGCGTGTGAGGCTTACCGGGCTGCCACCCCATGAGGTAGAGCTCGATGTACTGCTCAAGCGTCGTCACGTCGCTGTACGGCGAGGCATTGAGTCGAGTAGAGAACTCCCGTGCTGCTGCCGACCACGACGGGAAAACCTGGAGATGCCGCCCCGCTCCCGTCGTGATGTATGGCGCGCTTGAACCTGACCGGACCATCAAACCCCAAGCGTTGAACGACTGCCGGGCCGTCGCGTCTTTCCCTCCGCTCGATTCCTTGACGGCCTGCGCGAGGCAGAGCGCACCGTGAGGGGAGGCCGCTTTGACGATGGCCTCAAGGGAGAGCAGCATCGGCGAGGAAAGTGGCGACAACACCCGCTCCCAAGTGCCAGCGGAGACATCGCCTAGAGTGGCGTAGGGCGTGGCGAGGGAGATGGTCATGGCGACTGCACCACATCGGCAAGCACGCGGAGGCCCGCCGCCATCCGGTCACGTCCCGTCCAGTACCACCCCCACCACCGCCAGTAGCGGATCGCTACGCTCACGCGCTCATCCGTCAACGTCGGGAACTGGTCAAGCACCCACCTTCGGCCTTCCGATCGATCCATTCTCACCACCTGACGAGCCGAGATGCGGGTGCCGTCGATGCGCGGCGCTCCCCCCAACCAGTCACGATGCCGGACAATGCGCGCGCTCACAGCATCCAATCCATTGCAACCGCCAGGAGGATAGCCAGCGCTACGATAAAGACGGCGGAGACAATGGCGAGCGCCCAGGAGCCGAACGAATCCATCACGCCGCCTCCTCCTGGGTGTAGGCGCAGCACCGCCGACACATGCGGACCGTGCTTCGCTCGTCACTCAGCGGCGTGTCGGCGTAGAGATGGCCGTTTGACTTGCACTCGGTGTTAATCACCATCCGCCGCTGTGACCGCTGGAGGCCATTCCACCGCGTCACAATGGCGTCCCATGCCTTCTGTGAGAGGACCGGCATGTACTGGTTGTTCCTCGTCACTGCCCGGTACGAGGCCATCCGTATCTCGGCGTTGTTGTTCTTTCCGCCACTGACCGACCCCATCACTCACGACTCCCTGGCAGCGGCTTGGGAATCGGCGTACCGCGCCTTTGCCCGTGCGAGTGCCGCTTCGGGGTCTGGCAGTCCAAGATCGGCAAAGACGTTGCCGCTGCTCACCTCGAACTCTGTCCCGGCATTGCCATCGACGTGGGCGCAATGCCCGGTGGCGGCGTCGGCAGCGGTGTGCTCATTGAGACATGAGGCGTCAGGAGCAGATCCATCGCGGGGTCCGGTGTCCACGTTGGCATCGGTGTATTGGTCGCAATCAGCACGACCGGCAGGGCGCCGTCCGGCGAAGGCGTCGGGAACGGGTGGACCGTAGGACTCGGCGGCACGGATGGCATGATCGCGACCGATGGGAGGGCGGTAGAGGAGTTCGGCAACCAGAGCCCCCCGAGCGTCAGCCCGAACCCCAGACCGATCAGCGCCGCGAGCGTCACCGCCGTCGTGAGTCGCATCCATGCTGCCTCCATGTGCTGTTAGCGCGGGGAGTACGGACGATGGTCACACCCGAGTATACCGCACCCCTAACCCATCAAAACCAGTTGGACCGCCACCACCACCAGCGAGACGAAGATGGCAGCGGCAACGGCCCAGATACCCGAGCTGACCTCACCCCGGCCCGTCTGCGTGCTGCGCCAGGAGATGATCGGGTCGAGCTTCTTGTCGGTGTCATCACGCATCTGGTTAATCCGCTTGTCCACGTCCACCCGGAGCAGGTCAATCACCACATCGGTCGCGTGGGCGCGCTGTTCGAGCATGTCACGACGCACATAATCGATGCGCTCCTGCTGAATCTGGCTCTTGAAGTTGTTGGACTCTTCGGCACGCTCGGTCACCGTGTGTTCGAACTTATCCATCGCCCGCTCGTTTTGCATGCGCTCCTTATCGTGCATGTTTCGGTGCTCGGCCATGGACTCTTCGATGTTTTTGACCGCTCCATCCGATTTAACTTCGAGCGCATGGACCGTTGCGGAGACAAGGAGCGATGTCGCCTCGTGCTCTCTGGCGTGGCCCGTGGCATGAGCCTTGTCGTACTCCTGAACCGCTGAGATGGCGGTCGAGACCGCCATCTCAGCGTTCTTGAATTGAAGGTCCATCGCATGCTCGAGGGAAACGATCTTGTTGGTAAGGTCTGACTCGACCTTGTGAATGCGCTCGTCATACAGGTCACGCATCGCGGACATGAAGGCCGTGGCCTCCTGTACCTGCCGGTCCAACCGACCCTCAAAGTGCTCCCGCAGGTTGACGCCATCGACCGGCTGCCGAGCCAGCAGGTCGGCGGTTCGAGCGGACTCGCCAGAGAGCCGGCTGAACCGTTCATCAACATAGTTCCGCATCTGCATGATTGCGTCTGATGTCGTATCTTCAGGCATCGTGTGTGTCCTCTCTCTGTCCCTCTGTCCCTCTATCGAACTTGCCGGGCAAACCGGCCAACCACCCGGATTAATCGCTGCACCGGCTCCATCACCTAGCCGAACAGTCCGAGGTTGATCAGTCCTGACCGAAGCGTATTGATCGCCGTGGCCAGTTGCGCATTCGTCGCGGTGCCGTCGGTCGCCAGCACCGCCGGCGCAGCCCGGCGACTCACCGGTGCGGCGCCCATGAAGCCCGCCGTCGTTCCGTTATGGTCGAGGGCGGCCGTCTTACTCAGGTAGCGCGTATCAGCCGTGGCCTTGCTGTAGTAGTTCGCGTCTGACTGACCCTGGGTGTAGTAGCGGCTGTCGTGGTCGTGCCCCACGGGCGAGTAGACCCCCGCGTGGGTGTGTGCTGCCGTGGCGTAGCGGCCGTCGGCGACGTTCTTGGTGTAGTAGCGGTTATCCGCCGCGACCTGGGTGTAGTACCGATCGTCGTGATCGTGCCCGACAACGGAGTAGGCCCGATCAAGCTTCGTCGGTCCAATGGTTCCATCGGTAATCTTCCCCCCCACCACCGCACTCGGCGCAAGGTGTTCGCTTCGGACCGATGCCGTGGCAAGTTCGTTGCTCCCAACGGCATCGGTGGTGATGTGCTGTGTCTGCACCGCGTCCACCCCAAGGTGCGTTGCCCCGACCGCGCCCACCGCACTCCGTGTATCCCAGACGGCAACATCGTTGTGGACCAGCGTCGCCGCCTGGAAATAGAGGGCACCGCCGAGCGGCGCGGCGGTGCCGCCGAGCGCGGTGATCCGCGCATCGGCACCGTTGACAAAAGCCGAGCTGTCAAAGTCGAGCGTCGGGGTTTCCGCCGCGCCGGTCTTGCCGATCTTGACGGTGGAGGTTCCGCTCGGATTCTCGACCGCCAGCGTGCCGCCAACCCCAAAGCCGCCGGTGAAATCCCCCCCGAGCGGAGGTGAGGCGATACCGACCGTTTCGATCTGACCCCGTGCATTGAGCCCCGTGGTCAGCACGATCGGCAGCTGCGTCCCGACCACCGGGCGTGACCCGGCGGGCTTGGCGACCCATCGTCCGCTCCCAGCCACCTCGTCAACCCGCCGCACCCGCACGGTCTGTCCGTCCGCCGCGACCTCCTCGACGATGCCGATGTACGGCGTCGCCGCGTCGATCAGCGATTCCATCATCCGCCGTCGCGCCAGCTCCACCGCGTGGACCGCCGCCTGGATGATCTCGGTCGTGTCGGTCAACTCCGCATCGTCCATGATTACGTCCCCACGCTCACTAACCTGTTCAGGCTGTGCGACATCGTGCCCCCGGCGGCGAGCGACATCGACCACCCGGAGCGCCAGAGCTTCGCGCCATCCAGACCCGGCAATCCGACGCCGTCCTGGTCGGTCAGGTTGACCGTGACGGCGTCGCGCCGTCCCGGCGCATCGGTCGGGACGGTCGTCAGGCGCATCCGCTGGTAGTAGCTGGCGCCCTCTTCGATCATCCGGTCGGCCAGTTCCGCCGCAGCGGTGGCATCGGCCAGATGCGGGTCGTTGATGTAGCGGCTGAGGCGCATCCCGATGCGCTCCATCGCCACCGGCGAGGTTGCCGGCGCCACCCGTTCAACGCGGATCGGGGTCGAACGGGGGTCGGCGCGACTGACGACGATATGGTTGCGGACCTGCGTGGTCGTCGGGCTCAGATCAACCGGCGGCACCACCACACTGCCCGGTCCGGCATCGAAGACCACCTTGGGCTCGATATCGACCAGTCGCAGATAGGGCATGGTGTAGAGCTGGCCCTGAGCATCGGCCTTGACCGGGTAGTAGCCCGCCCCCTCATAACAGTCATTGGCGATCGTCAGCCGGTCGGTGCCCGCTTTCCAGTTCATCTCTGCCGGGGCCGTCCGCGGTGAGGGCGGCGCGGAGACCGGCGGCAGGGCGATCGCCGCCCGATTGATCACCGCGTTACCAAAGTCGATCAGATTGAGACCCTTGCCCATCGTCAGCGGATCGGCGATCCGGTCCTGTGTCAGCGTCCAGGTCGGGTCGCGCCCGGTCACGTCGAGATACGTCACGGACGGCCAGACCTCCTGGCCCGGCACATCGACCGCGAAGAGTCCGAGCGATTCCTCTTCTTCGCGCCCGCCCGCGTAGCGCCGCGCCACGGTCAGCAGCAGCCAGTCCTTGTACGGAGCGAGTCGCGAGCCGACCCAGCGCGAGGCGGGGCGGTCCTGATCGCGGTCCCGCAGTCGCACCCGAAACGTCCCGGAGACATCCCGGTCAAGATCGACCGTGACGCTGCCGCCGTCCACATACGCCGAGAGGTCTTCGATCGGGTTTCCGTAGCGGTCCGCCCGGTAGAGCCGGGGCCGGACCAGGACCAGCCCGTTCGCCCCCAGCCGCGACGGGATCGGGATCGGGTCGAACCGCCCCTCGACCAGCAGGGAGATCAGGACAGCGGCGGTGAGCGGATTGCTGAGACGGAGGTTCGTCGCCGCAAACTGGGCGGCAAACGTCACGTTGGCGGTGAGCGGGATCGTCCCCAGGAGGCTCGCCTGGTCAACCGCGAAGGTCGCCGTCCAGTCCGCCGTCAAGGGGTGCGAGAGCCGCAGCATCGGCACGGCGATCGAGAACGCCGCTGTTGACGTGTCCGCTGTCAGGTTATGGGTTTGCGGGTCGAGCTCCAGGTAGTCCCCGGCTTCGAGGTAGCTCCCGCCCGCGATCTGTTCGAGGATGAACTGGGGCACGGCTTAACCTCCCGCCATCGCCGCGAGAAACGCGCTGGCGATCTGCGCGTGACCCACATCGTTGGGATGGACGCCGTCGGCGACACGGACCAGATCGAAGGCATCGCCGACGTTGACCGCTCGTATCGCTAGACCGTCGCCGCGAAGCCGAGCCACGACGGCACGCGTGACGATCCGGAAGCGACGTACCGCCTCGGATGATCCGGCGGCATAGGGTGCGAACGTGCCGTACCACTCCGGCGTCATGGCCAGGCAGTCCCCGAGCCAGACGATCGCGCCCAGCGCTGAGTCTCCGTTACCGCCAAGCCAGTCAACGTAGACATTCCCGGTCGCGGATCGGACGACGACCGCGATGTGGTGAGGTCCCGGCGCCAGACCATCCACTCGTACGAGCAGCGGCGCGTACGGTCGCCCCGTTCCAAGGGCCGGCAGACCCGAGCAGTGGGCGATGATGACTTCGGCGCCATCGACGACGATCGCCGCATCTCCCCCAGCGTCAACGCCCGTCAGTGCTGTCAGTCCAACATAGACGGTCGAGCCCGTAACGATCGCGCCCAAACTGGCGCCCTGCTGATTGCTGTAGCGACCAACCACGCCTCCGTACACGGGCGTCGTCATCCACGTCCCCGAGAGCGCGACGACGGGTGACTGCGCGCACACGCGCCCCTCAGGCGGCAACGCCAGGTATGTCAGAAGCGCCGCGAGACTTCCACCGAAGCTCGCCAGCCCTGACGGTGAACAACCCCAGAAGCGCATATCGTTATAGCCCGCCAACCAGAGACGATCCGGTGGCGGTGAATCCTCGGCAATACGGGAGACGGCGATCCGGTAGACAGCATCGGCCATCTCGGCGACCTGCGTGCCCGAGACGGCTCCATTGACGAGTGACTCGCCGCGTGCCGCCGCGACGCGACGGGCCCAGCCCCGCTCTGGCACACTCGCCCCAACCCCGAGCGTCACGCTGTCACCAAAGGCGAGCATTACATCTCCCACTCAAAGACCACCGCGAGGAGATTCATCGCTGCCGTGAAGGTGTCCGCCGCCGCCGCGCCGCTGCGTTGGACTTGGCACCCGACCCATGATCCGCCGACAATGGGCGCCGCATCAAACCCCGCCGTCAGGTTAACCTCGAACATTTGCAGGTTGGTCGCCGGTACGTTGGCATTGACCGTCACGGTGTCCGTATGCGCGTTGTAGACCTCTCCGATGGCGGCCCATTCCCCGTTCGCGATGATCGTGACGACCTTCGCTGTCTCCGGTGCAATCGGCGCAAAAATCCCCTTGACCGCACGCAGGCCGGTCGTTCCCGCTGGCGCCGCCACGGTCAGGTTAACGCCGGTGAGCGCGGCATCGGGAAGTTGCCACGAGGTCCCCACGCCAAAAGCGCCGAATGTCGACGATCCGGACGCACTCCCCTGGTTCGCATAGACGTTGATCATCGGCGGTGGTGCTTTGAGCACGACACGCTTATCGGTGATCATCGGCGCCGTGACCGCGGTCGCCGTTGCCGGAACCTCGACGGCGGCGAGCGCCACACTGGCCGCGGGCAGGGCAGGTAGCACCGGCGCCACCGCCGCCACACCAGCCACCACACTCTTGACGCCACTCCCATTGACCACCACGAGATCGCGGCGCGGATTCGTGGCGTCCGCCGCGACGTGGGTCACGTTCCCGCCAGTCACCAGCACGACCGCACCGGCGACCTCAATCGTGCCGCCCGCCACTGCCGTCGTCATGTTCGGCGTTGCCTGCGCGGTCACGGCGCACCCGGTACGCACGCCGGTTCGCGCATAGCCTGCCGCGAGAATGTCGAAATCCGTTTTGCCCGGTGCGCGTTGTGAGAGATATGCGCCGGATGCGCCTGGAATCGTGAACGGCATGACTCAGCCCCTAGGCGATCGAGTTCGAGAGAACGGTTGCGGCGAAGCTGGGGGCGACGTCCCCGGCGTTGATGGTCCGGCTGATGCCAAGGGCGTCAGCGCCGAAACAACTCCCGCCCGTAGCCGCGCTCCAATAGCCAACATGGGTGATCACGCCCCAGTTCCCGGTCGGGCTGGCAAAGGTGATCGGGTTGACGTTGGTGATCTGGCGCTTGCCGCCCGTCGCGTCCGCCGGTGCCGTCCACTGTGCATCCACCGCCGCGACCGCGACCCGGGCGTAACCGGTGCCAACCGTGGTGACTTCATTCGCCCCGGTCTCGCCGGGGTCGCCGGCGTGCAAGGAGACGTAGACATTGGCGGGCTTGGTAAACATTGTCCCGCCGCGAAAGATGTAGTTGAGCATCGTGTCCGCGAGATACGCCGTCGCTCCGGCCATGGTGGACTCCTCTCGTTAGCCGGTCGTCAACGGACGCCGGTAGTTGGTGGCGGTCAGATCGATATCGATGGTGTAACCGCTCCACTCTGGCAGCGGCTGACGACGGACCCGTGTGATCACGCCGTAGAGCAGGTCACCGAGCGGCGTCCGCACACAGACCGTTTCCGCCCGTGGTCGTCGCCCCACGGCGGGATCATCCTCGTAATAGATGGCGTCGAGTTGGGCCAGCGTCTCGGCCGGTGGCGCCTTGCCCGGAGCCGGGATCAGCCGCGTGCTGATCGAGAAGGTTGACGACTCGCTCGGATGCCCGATCGCTGTCGGTCGCGCTCCTGACCAGGTCGGGACGAAGGTCAGATCCGGTTCACTCGTGATCGGGCGATCGTCGTAGTATGGGAGGTGCAGCCGCGCCGCCTCCGGGGCTTCGACCCGGTGGATAATGGTCGAGCGCAAGTTAACCGACGCCAGCAGCTCCGCCACCACGGAGGGGCGAATGTCGGTCCCTTGAATCTCTTCCCACCAGACCCGGTAGAGATACGACACGCCCGACGCCGCCTCATGGTCGACAAAGCGCGTCGCGCTGATGCTCGGTTGCTGCGCCAGGATGCGCCGCGTCAGCGGCTTGCCGTATTCCTCTCGCTCGACGACGTATTGCCAGAAGGTTGCGGTTGAGACCGGCGGCGCTTCCCACGACACGAGCACCGCGCTCGGATCATTGCGATCAAGCTCCGTCGAGTAAGTGGAGATGACGACATTGGTCAGCCCGGCCGATGTCGGGTAGTTGACCGTGAAGGCGCGATAGGCGTAGCCGACGAGGCCGTCACTCTGCGTCAGCCGCACGGTCGCGACATAGGACGCGCCGTCGTGCAGCGCCCCGGAGGGCACGACGTAACTGCCCCCCGTCGTTGAGGCGATCGCGCCGGAGTCCACCACCACGACGTTATCCGCCGCCCGCTGGACGGAGATGCGAAAGGAGACCTGCGTCGCCAGCGGTGTCCAGGAGATCGTCGGGCGGTTCGTGGCGAGGATCGCTCCGTCGGCTGGAGCGGTGATCGTAACGGTCGGTCCTTGCAGGTAGCGGAAGGTCGATGGCGCGCTCCAGGCCCCGGTCGATGTCGCGTCCTTGCCCCGCGCCCGCAGGGTATAGGTGCCGTAGGCGGTCAGCTGCGTCGCGGAAAGGACCACGCGCCACGTCCCCGCCGCCTCACTCAGTGACGGCACGGCGACCACCACGACGGTCCCGTTCGGGCGCGTCACCTCCACCTCGGCGTTGAGCCCCGTCGCGACCGTATCGTCGGCGTCCTGCATCACAAAAGTGACCTCGGGCGGGACCGACACCGCGATATTGCCACTGGGCCGGAGTTGACTCGGGGTCGCGGGTAGCGCATTCGCCCGCGCCAGGAGACCAGGGACCGGCAGCCAGACGCCGAAGACGTTAGCGGTATCCTGGGCGCGTGCCTGGAACTCGTACTGATTCCCCTGCGACAGCGGCGCAAAGCCGGTCTGTGCCCAGTCCACGAACCATGATCCGCCGCTGGCGATCGCCTTGGGGATGACCGGCGACGGACCACGGACGATCGTCCCGCCGAGTAGGATGCGAACCTGAACCCCGTTCATCGCCAGCGCGTTCGCGTGGACGTAGGGTCCAGCGAGGTTGGGCGAGAGGTTGGTGATCTTGCCGTTTGCCAGAGAGTCGAGACCGGTCACCGTCGCGGACCCGGCGCCACGCACCGTGAAGGGGGTCCAGGCGCCCTCGACGATCCGGCCCTGGGCGTTGACGGACTGATTGCTCCACAGACCGTAGGCGGTGAACCGGTCCGCGACGCGGCAGCGCCACAGCAACGTCTCTCCGCCGCCGAGCGCGCTTCCCTCGTAGGGGCGTGAGAACGCCGCCGCCGCCCGCTCGGTGTTGCTCGCGTCGTACTCGCGGTTCCAGATCAGGGTCGTCCCGCGCATCACCTGGATCTGATAGGACTGCAGCTTGTCGCCGTAGCCGTCTGCCGCATCCCAGTCGGCAAAGTTGCCGGAAAACGTCGGCGTCAACCCGACGACCTCGGCGTTCGCGGCTGGCGTCAGCACCGTCGGAGGATTCGGCTGCCGATTCTCCTGTGTCCTGATCGCAATGGAGACACCGGTCAGGTCGGTCCGGCGCGAGACCAGCGCGAACGGACTGGACGGGTCGGCAATCGGCGCGGTTCCCTCGACTACCTCGACGACGTTGCCGTTCGGGTTCATCCCGATCCGAAAGTCACCGGTGCGGTCGTGGAACCCAACGTAGAGGGACGTCCCTGACGGCATCCGAAAGGCCGTCTGCGCGTCGTCATCGACCACCGTTTCGGCAATCGGCGCGGTAATCACCTGCCCGTTCGCAGTCCCGCTAAATCCCGCGGTGACGGTGATCGGCGACGACCGCGCCCGAACCGCCGCCGGGCTGCCATCGGTCTGCCGCCAGACCACCGCGACGATCTCCTGGTTCAGCCCGCCCGGCGGCACGCCGCCGTAGAGCCGGATCGTGTGAACCCAGAGATGTTGCGGGGCGGGACCGAGCAACCGGGCAACGTCGCGGTTGGCCGAGTCGAGCAACCCTCCGGGGGCGCTGTCTGGCATGGGGCCAAGATTGACGGTCACCGGCTCACCCCCGCGTAGGTCGTATCAACCGCGACACCGAGGGTCGAGACCAAATCATCGATCAGCTGCTTGGCCCGGCTGTTGCCGGCGATCGTCTTCCCATCGATGTTGATGGTGTAGCTGTCGCCATGGGTATCGCCGGTGTTGACCACGGAGCTGCCACCCCCACCACCGGCGCCCGCGAATCCGGGAATCACCGGCATGCGTGGGGAGCGGGGAGAGCGGATTTTGGCGAAGATATCGGCCGCCATACTGGACATGCGCTCGGCTGCGTCAGCGGCAAGTGTTGAGGTGTCGGTAATGCCGAGCCCGAATCCCTCGCCGATAAATTGCCCGTACTTTCGGTAGAGCGTCGAGGGGGAGTGGATGCCGTTGTACTCCGTGGTTGTATTTGATGCGGCAGCAGACAGTGCCCCTGCCGCAGCCTGCACGGCACCGACCGAGGCCATCAGGCCGGAGGCGAAGCCGTCACCGATCGCATACCCCGCCTGGTAGGCGTCACCAACGCCGGTCTGAAGCGCCGCGATGACATCGGCAACGCCATTGCTCGCCGTGGTCGCGGCCGATGAAAGTCCGGACGAGAGACCATCGTTGAACCCATTCCCCGCATCCGTGCCAGCGGTTCCCGCGTTCGTGGCGAACCCCTGAAGGTCGCTCGACATGGCCGAGGTCGCAGTATTGACGGCGGTCGTCATGTCGGTCATCGCGCTATCGAGCGGCGTTTGCATATTGGTCGCGGCCTGACCCATCAGGACACCGGACTGCCCCGCGAAGGTGCCGACCGCCGTCTGCATCGTGGTGAGTCCGGTCGTCAGGGTGGTTTGCATTGCCGTCGTGCCCGTTGTGACCGGCGTCTGCATGTTGGTCATCGCCTGGCCCATCAGGGCACCCGCCTGACCGGCAAAAGCACCGATAGCGGTCTGCATCGTGGTGAGCCCAGTCGTGACCGCGGTGGCGATGGTCGTCATAGCGGTGGTAACAAGAGGGGCCGCCGCCGTGAATGAGGCGATCAGCGGTGCCATGACTCCGCCGCCACCACCGGCCGCGCCTTGACCGCCACCAGGTCCGCCCATCGCACCTGGGCCAGCAGCGGCACCGCCACCGGAGACCGCCGCTGTGATGGTTGCCATACCAGCAGAGACCGCTGTCGCTATCGCCGTCATCGCCGTCGTGACAAGCGGAGCGGCCGCCGTGAAGGATGCGATCAGCGGGGCCATGACTCCGCCGCCACCACCGGCCGCGCCACCACCTTGCCCCGGCGTTCCCGGTGACCCGTTGAATACACCACCGCCACCACCGGAAAGCGCCGCCGTAATCGCGGCCATGCCGGTCGAGACAGCCAAAGCGACCGTATCCATCGCCGCCGTTATCAGCGGGACGGCAGCCGTGAACTGCGCGATCAGCGACGCCAGGATTCCACCTTCACCGCCCGCCACCGACGTTTCAGATACTCCGCTCTGACCCTGACCCTGACTCACGCCACCGGGGAGAGCCGCCTTGATCTCCACCATGCCTGCGCTGACGGCGGTAGCGACCGAGGTCATGGCCGTCGTGATAAGCGGAGCGGCCCCGGTGAACTGCGTAATGAGCGAAGCAAGCAGGCCGCCACCAGCGCCCTGGCCCGGCGTCCCCGGTGAACCATTGAATGCCCCAGGGGTCCCACCGCTTCCGGAAAGCGCAGCAGAGATTGTCGTCATACCGGATGTGATAGCGACGACAATCGTATCCATGGCAGCCGTGATGGGTGCAACGGCGGCGGTCAGGCCTGCGGAGAGGGCGGTGCCGAGCGATTCGCCATTGAGACGGAAGGCCGTGACCCAGCCGGGGAACATCCCAATCAGCTCGGTCATGGACTGCTGAATCAGGGTCGAGGCGGAGCTGATTCGTGCTGCCGCCGCCTCCAGCGCGCCGGCCATCGCCTCGGCCGCGCCGGCATCGGCGACCGTTGGGGCGCCCTGGTCCTTCTTGTCGCCACCCGAGAACGTCAGGTCGGAAACGATATTACCCACTTGATTCCCGACGGTGTCCTTGACCCAACCGCCGACCTTCTCCACCCCCTTGACCACGGGCTTCAAGAGATTGAGCGTCCACGTCGCGAGGTCAACGGTGATTGACCCGGCGGCGACGAGCGCATCGCCGACCCACAACACGATGTCCTGGAGGGTGGTGAGGACTTTGGGAGAGGCGAGCTGCAGCGCCCATGTCGTCAGCGAGGTCAGGACCTGACCGAGCGCATCGAGTGCTGTCTGGACCCAGCCGGTGACGGTGCCGACCGCCAGGCCAACAATCTTCGCCGCGCCCACCGTCAGCGACCACCCGGCAGCAATCGACCCGGTAATCGTGGCAATCCCCGGGAGTCGGCCCTTAATCCATGCCCACAAGTCCGCACTCATCGACAGGATGCCACCGATGAGTCCCGTGGCCGCGCCGACGGTGATATTCCACGACCCAACGACGGCGCCGGTAATTGTGGCAATCCCAGGTAACCGTCCTTTGACCCAAGCCCACAAGCTCCCGGACATCGTGAGGATTGACCCGATGAGACCCGTTGCCGCATTGACCGTGATGTTCCAGGACCCGACCACGGCATCGGTAATCGTGGCGATGCCGGGAAGGCGACCCTTGATCCACAGCCACAGGTTTGCACCCATCGTGAGGATGCTGCCCAGGAGTCCGGTGGCAGCATTCACGGTGATGTTCCATGAATCGGCAACGGCCCCGGTGATGGTGGTTATCCCAGGCAGCCGTCCTTTGACCCACAGCCAGAGGTTCGCGCCCATCGTCAAAATGGAGCCGAGTAATCCTGTTGCCTGGTTCGCGGTGAAGTTCCACGCGTCAGCAAGCGCGCCGGTAATCGTCGCGATTCCGGGCAACCTGCCTTTGATCCATCCCCACAGGTCGGCGGCCATCGTCAAGATGCCGCCCAATAAACCGGTGGCGGCGCCCGCGGTGAAGTTCCAGGTGTCCGCCAGCGCATTCGTGATCGTACTTAGGGCCGGGAGCCGCCCCTTAATCCACAACCAGAGATCGGCCGCCATGGTGAGAATGCTGCCCAGGAGCCCCGTCGCGGCGTCCGCCGTGAAGTTCCAGGCGCCCGCAACGGCTCCGGTGATCGTGCCGATCGAGGGAAGTCTCCCCGTAATCCATGCCCAGAGATCGGCGCCCATCGTGAGGATCGATCCGAGGAGCCCGGTGGCGGCATCGACCGTGAAGTTCCAGACGGCGGCGACGGCGTCCGTAATCGTGGCGATGCTGGGAACCTGCGAGGTGATCCACCCCCAGAGATTGCCAGCCTGATCGACGACCCATCCCGCCAGCGCCGGCGCGCCCACATTGAGCACCCAGCCCGCAAGATCGACCGCGAGCGACCCGATCGCCTTCGCGATCTCAATTCCGAGGGTGCCGAAGGCGGAGGCGATCTGAGCCAGCTCGCCAGGGAGCGCCGCTAGGAAACCGGAAAGCCCCCCGGACTCGAAAGCGCGGACGAGGTCAGCGAAGGCATCGACCACCGTCCCGATGGCCGCCGCTATCGGCTTGATTCCATCGGGCAGCGCCGCGAATGCCGCATTGGCAACGTGCCCGGTCTCGACGACCTGTTCGAGGAAGTGGACGAACTCGCCGATGGCCGCGCCGACGGCACGGAAGGCATCCCCCACGGTGGAGAGGGCGGCGGTAATCGGCGGACCGATGATGGCGGCTAGCTGCTGGAACCCGGAAACGATCAGACCGACCGCGGCATTGACTCCATCGGCGAATCCGAGGAAGTTGGTTTTGTACGCCACCGCAAGGAGTGCGATCGCCGCGACGACGAGGAGGATCGGCGCGGAGATCCCAGCTAAGAGCGGAGCGAGAAATGCCGCGCCTTCACCGATCGCCGCGAAAACCGGACCGACCACAACAGCCGCGGTGGCGACCGCGGCGATGCCGGCAGCGAGACCGATAATGGCAGCGATCACGGTTTGTACGGGACCGGGAAGCCCCAGGAAGGCATTGACGAGACCGGTAACGAATTGCGCTGCCGCTTCGAGTCCCGGCGTCAGCCGAGCGCCGATCGCAATCGCGGCGGTTTCAACTGATCCCTTGAGCGACTCCATCGCCCCGGAAAGCCCCGCCATCCTGGCGGCGCTCGCGGCGGCGGCCTGACCGTTGGGCTCCATCTCCTTCGTCATGTCTCGGAGCCCGTCGCCGCCGTTCTCCATCGCGATCGCCATCACATCGGCGGCCTCGGCGCCGAAAATCATGCCGAGGCTTGCGAGTTTTTGCTTCTGCGTCATGCCCGCCATGGCACCTTTGAGGTTGTCCATGATGTCGGGAAGCGGCTTGAAGTTGCCGTTCGCATCGAAGGCATTGACGCCGAGACGCGCCATTTCATCAGCGGCCGGTCCGGTCCCCTGGGCGAGTTGCGAGTAGGCGCGCGTCAGGCTGGTTCCGACTTCGGCTCCCGTCAGTCCCTGCTTGGTGAAGTAGGCAATGTCGGCAGCGGCATCAACATGGCTGATCCCAGCCGTGATGATGGCCGGCGTCAGGTTGCGGAGTGCGGCGTTGTAATCAACGATGTCAATTCGACTGGCGTTGACGGCTGCCGTGGTGGTATCCGCCGCCTGAGCCGCCGTCAGCCCGGAGTCCCCCCAGAGGGTGAGCGCGGTTGCGGTTGTTGACGCGGCCGTCGCGAGATCCGAACCGGTCGCGGATGCAAGGTTGGCGGCAGATGCAGCCGCGCCGTTATTGATGTCGGTAATGGAAACGCCCTGCTTGGCAAGTTCCTCGATTGCCTGACCGGCCTGCGTGGCGCTGTACTGAGTGTTCTTGCCGATATCGAGTGCCGTCGTGCCCAAGGACGCCATCTCGGCTTCCGTCGCCCCGGTGGACGCCTGCACGGCGTTCATCTGCTTCTCGAAACTGGCGGCTGACCCGACGACCGCACCGAATCCGGCAGCCGCCGCGGTACCGAGGATGCCGAAGCCGAGCTTGGCCTGCTGGCTCATCCCCTGGACTTTGGCGCCGGTCCCATCAGATGCCCCGTTCAGCCCATTGAGCGCCGAGGTCGCCTGATTGACCCCTGCGGGATCAAAGAGGATTTGGATGCTACCTCTGGCCGCGCCTAGCTCGATGGCCGAACCCTCCGCTGTCCATGACAGCGATCGTGGCTCGGACGCTCGGTGGCGTTCTGGCCGGGCGCTCGACGGCGCTCTGTGTGTGGTCTAGCGGAGCACGGTGCCCCGAAAGATGTTGCGGCGCTTACAGGTACTGCGACTACAGTCGATGACGATCTCGGTATAGGGCGGCCGTGCCTCCGCCAGCACCCGTCCGCACCCCTTGCATCGCAACGGAATCACGGTTCCAGCTCCAGCGTCGGGATCGTGAACCGCGACAGGTCGAGCGGTTCCGCGTTCGGGTCGGTGCGTCCGTCTGCGTCTCCGCCGTCATCCGCGATCCCAAGCAACTGCGCGAGCGTGTGCTTGCGAACCGTCTTCATCGGTCGCGCCCGCTTCGGTGGCGCGTCATCCGACACCTGTTCGGTCTCTTCCAGCATCGCGCTCACCGTGTCACCGAAACCCTGCACGGCCAGGTCAAACGCGAGCCGCGTCCGGCCACCGAAGCCCGCCTCACGAAGTTCCAAGAGGTCCGAGTACCGCGTTCCGGTCGAGCTGCCGAGTCGGTACATCGCCCACATGGCTGGTCTCGCTTCGATGAAACGGAATCAGCCGTTCGGCGGACCCCACATCGACCGACCACGCCAGCCGCAAGAAGGCCATCCGGTCCTTGATATGGATGTGATCGATCAAGACCTCGTTCGGGTCGCCGGTGCGCTCCGCCAGAGTGAACATGACCCGTGGCGTAATGAATCCCGCCCGACAGACCAGATTCGCCATCTCGTGATCGCGCTTCTGGTCCTTGCCGATCGTGTTGACGGTCAGGGTGCCACCGGCGTCCGCCTTCGCCTGATTCAGCAGCTGCAGCGCCCGGTTCTGGAGGTGCGTGGGCAGGTTGCCCATCGTGGTCCAGTCCTCGAAGGCGATCCGCTTCACGTAGGCGACGGCACCCGGTTTGGTATAGGGCAACTTGAACTCGAACCCCTGATCTTCCTGGTCGTGCGCCTGGGCAGCATCATCGAAGGTCAGCAGGTTGCCGGATGTTGACGACACCTCATCGGGCTCATCGACCGGTGGGGGCGTCGCTGGGCGCAACGTCAGGTCGTCGTGCGAGGGAAGTGGCTGAGGGATTGTCTGCGTGGTATCCATCGGTAAAGGCTCCTATGCGCTCTCGATGCGCGATGGGCTACAAAACAAAGGAGAACTACTCTAACCGCTACACGAAAGCAGTGAGAGTCTGGTAATTCTCAACGAGGAAAAGGACATCCGTTGTGCTGGGGATGGCCCGTGCGTTGACCGTGACCTCGGGGAACTCGTTATCGCTCATGTTGTAATCGGGCCCGCCCTGCCACTGGCAGCGCGGGAAGGTCAGCCGGGTTGCGCCGCCTCCTGAATCCTTCGAGGGTGTCTGCACCTTGAACTGAAAATCGGCGACCACGTCGGTCACCTTGCGGGTCAGGGTGGTTACCGAGTTGGGCGCAACACCTGTGGTGGTAACGATGCCGCCCGAGATCGCGGCGATTGAGGCGAGGGCGAGCTGACCGACCGTGATCGTCAGGTCCACCGAGTTGAACGAGGCGGCGGTCGCCAGAATCTTGTTGTCGCCGCGGGTCTCCGCGGTCTCGATGGCGCCGGACATCTCCGCGCTACGGATACCGACCACATCGACCATCGCGCCCGCCGCACCCGATACGAAGGGGTACGCCGCCGCGTCACTGACGCTATATGGAATCTCTCCGAATAAACCCATCTCGTGTGTCCTCCAGCCGTCCGGGAAGCTCGCCCGTCGGCAGGTAAGGGCACACGCTAATCACGCGCTGGCCCGTCTGTTTCCTCACGCTACGAATCAGCTCGTAACGCGTCCACTAGCTCACTGACCGGTCGAATTGGTACGTACTCCGTGACGTAGGTTCCGTCGCGTAAATCCCACCGGTGCACCGGCACGAAGCCGTCGCGTGGTGGACAGCATTGACGGTTGCGACACCGCCGCCGGAACCGCATCGGGACACCTGCCCCGTCCAGTTCCACGACCCCAGCCAGGTCCAAACAGCGCAGCGGGATCTCCATCTGCCCGTCTAGCTCTGGCCGGACGCTGAGCGTTGCGCTCACCCTGTCGCCAGGATGATCGCGTCAACCTCTCGATAGAGGTGCCGGTCAATCGCGTTATCGAGCAGGCGACGCGCATCCTCCGGGTCCATCGCCTGAATAAACGCCTCCGATTCCGGGCCAAAGTGGTACGACTCCTTGAACCCATGCTCAGGACCGAAGAAGCGCTCCGTCACACCGGGCCACCGGGCGTGCCCGTTGTTCTGGCGCTCGTCTTCCAGCCGTCGAATCGCCGCCAGGTCGTTCGGGCGAATCTCCCCGCGGGCGATCCGCCACTGAACCACCTTATCGGCGTAGGGCGACGGCAGACCGACGAACTCCACACGCACCCGGACGGTCGTCTCGTCCATCACTAGCCCTTCTTCTCCGGCGTTGGCTCCGGCACGATGGCCGCCACCGGAACCGGGACCGGCACCACCTCGGCATCGGCCTTCGCGTCCGCCGCGGTGTACTGCTGGAACGGCTCAGGGTCACCGAAGTTGATCCGGACACCATCCGGCAGGCTCTGGTTTCCCAGGTCAGCCAGCACGCCCTTCAGATCCTTCTCTGCCTTCGCGTCGAGCTTCGTCATTGATTACGCCACCCTTTCGATGATCCGCACTCCCGTCGTTCGGAAGCGCCGGTACGTCTGCACACTGCCCGGGAACTCGTCACTGTCGATTGGACCCACACGCTCTGGTAACGCCTCCACCGTGGCGAATGACCCCGGCACCATCCACCCGTGCAAAAGCGCCTGAATGCGCCCGTCCGCTGTCTCAATCGCCGCCTTCCCGGTTGCCGTCGCCGGCGCGTAGAGATGGACCTGAACGAAGGCATCCCAGGCCAGAGCGCGAACCCCGCGCTTGCCGGACGGATGGCCGACTTCGTTCGGTGCCCCAACCACGGCAGCAGGCCGCAGGTGCCCGCTTGAGCCGTCCGCCGCCACATCGAAGGCACCCGGCGTGCTCCCCGGTGTCGCGGGCGAGCCAGTCGGACTCTGATTGCGTGCCAGAGGCCGCGACCAGGCGCCACCGGTGAGGGTGACCATCAGCGTCGTGTCTCCACTGAGCCGGGCGGCAATTAGGTCATGGAGCATGTCAAGCCACCAACGCCTTCACGGCCTGGAAGATTTCGGCGTAATGCTTCTCAAGGGTCGGGATGATGACGGCGTACTTCCCGGCGTTCTTCAGCTCGAGGAAAATCCCGTAGTGGACGGAGAAGGCGAGGATGATCGTGACGCCGGTCGCGGCTTTCACCGCCAGTCCGGTCAGTCCCTGCCGCGCTGCGCCCGTACGATCGGTCCACGGAGCGGTTTGCTTGGCGTATGCCTCCAGCACCGCCGCGAAGTGGTCGGCGAGCATGTGCAGCGCCTGAATCACGCGGCGGCCATAGTCAGCCACCGATCGCCCCAGCTCAATCGGACTTCGTTGCCAGACCAGTCCCG